CTGATCACTAATGATCGAGGGCTATCTCAGTCCGTACTTTCGTACTTTTAGAGACCCTCCTTGATTTTTGATTAGAAGTTCTAGAGGTTGAATAACAATCTTTATTGCTTATTCGCTCTTAGGTTGGACCAAAGAACTGCCGTCCTGAAAAGAACAGCGGAGCTTTGGTTGCTCTTTCTTCTCATTCACTCTTATACCTTTTATGTTTTTAAGGTACCCTCACGGGAACATCCTTTGATTTTTTCAAATCGTAAATCTTAACCACATTTGTGATTTGATTAGCAGGATGATTAAAAGGAACTATATTTAATCTATGAAAAATAATAATAACAAAGTTATTAAAAAAGTCAGTCGATTAAACATGTTCAAGAAGAAGAAGTTAGTAACATCTAAAGTGTTCTCCATCGGGAATTATTTACTATCCAATGTAAATAAGACCCCTTTGTCAATCGCTATAAAGAAAATTTTAAAATTATCTTTTAGTCGAGCGACAGGGCTAACGTTAAGAGTTAGAATAGTACTAAAGCTTTGATCTATGATTTTAAAATTAAATAAAAATCATGGATCCCTTTTCACTATTAAGTGATTAAAGGCTTGTTATGTCGCATTACAAAAGAGTCTGGCAGGTGATAATTTATCTAGTTTAAGGGATCTTGAGAAAGATCTTCCTCTTCCTAGACTAATTAATGGTCTTCCTACTATTATAGGTCCTAGAGATAGGGCTTTAATAAAGAGAAACCATAAACCTGTCATTATCTTTTGAAGCTCAATCTTTTCTGTATACAGAGTGTTAAAAGCTCCATATACCCTTTCGGTTTCTACTATTATATCTCAATTTACTGGAAACTTCAATAGTCTTCTATCTTATTGTAAGATAGCAGAAACTAAGAATGTTTTCATGTGCTTACCTAATTATGACTTATGAAAAAGCCATGTTAGATTAGCTCCTAGAAATTTATTAATTTCTAGAGCTGCCTCTGCAACGAACAAAGAATCCTGAAATGGATTACTAAGTGACATTGCTTTAATTTTTTGTACCGATAAATTTATCTCTGTAAGAGAAAATATTTTTCAGTACTTAAAATTATTAAAAGAAAATCGATATAACACAACTCAATTCTATTCTCGAATTAAGGGAGCTATTGATTTGTTTCACCTTAGTGAACAAACAATAATTTCTCTAAAAACGAAGAAGAGTTGAAGTTTTGAGTTAGGTCAATTAGCTTTTAAAGAGGAAGCAGCAGGTAAATTACGAGTCTTTGCTATAGTGGATTCTCTTACTCAAAGTGTTTTAACTCCTCTCCATGATTCTTTATTTGACTTGTTGCGAATAATACCAAATGATGGTACATTCGATCAAGAAGCTTCAATAAGAAGATCACAGGAAAAGGCCGTTAAGTATGGATGTGCATATTCTTTTGATTTATCAGCAGCTACTGACAGACTTCCTGTCCTTTTATCTGCAAGCATTTTAGATAGCTTGTTTATAAGAGGATTAGGGAAAGTTTGAAAGGATCTACTGGTTGATCGAAATTATGCAATTCCATCACATGAGTATGAAACCTCCTATGATAAAGAATTCGTTCGATATCAAGTAGGGCAACCGATGGGGGCGAAAAGTTCTTGAGCAATGCTTGCTATAACTCACCATTGAATTTTACAGTTTTCTTCTCCATTATTTATATTAAATAAATGAGAGGATAAATATGAAATCCTAGGTGATGATTTAGTAGTATTTGACTCGGAACTAGCCCAGAGATATTTAGAAGTCACAAAAGAGTTAGGTGTAACAATAAATTTATCAAAATCTATTGTGTCGCCTAATTTACCTGTGTTTGAATTTGCAAAGAGAACCTGTATTGGTGAAACAAATGTTTCGCCTATAGCATTTTCTCAATTGTTATCTTCATCTCTAGGTGAACGAGTAGGTACATTCTTCAATCTTGTCGAAAGAAGGATTATAACTACTTGCTCAACTATTTTAACTTCTATATCAAGGGATGGTAGTTCTTTAGCATCTTATAAGAATAAGATGGTAATA